CAAAATAAAGTCTTTAGGTTGTAGCGGCGGCGTGAAAGATCCGTCCTGTGGCTACCGTGGGACGGTTAAACTGGAGGAAAAGAAATGAAAAAGCCGCAACCATTCAAGAAAAATAACGTAGGGTTCGGTTGCTTTGTACCTTATGACACAAGCAAGTCGCCGCCTTTTGGGGTACTCTGTAAACTTATTTTTCTAAACGAAAACGACTGCAGAAGAATGTCGGCGTGGCTTTTGAAAGCGGCAGACTGGATTGAGTATCAGAACGAGGAAACGAAATGAAACTAACCGAAAGAATAACTAAGGGGGACCGAATGAAAACCTACAGAGGTAAACCAGTTGAGATACAGGCAGTGCAGTGGAGAGGCGTTCGAACAGAGTTACCTATATACATTAACCTGAATCCTAAATTGGTATTTGATGGGGAAAATCTGAGTATAGAAACTCTTGAAGGCATTATGAAAGCAAACGTTACCGACTGGATCATCAAAGGCACCGAGGGTGAACTATATCCATGTAAGAATAGCGTGTTTCGACGGAAGTATGAGTTAGCAGAAAATACCGAGATATGAAATTTGAAGAAGAAATAAGGATCAATGACTAATGAAAGACCAGTATTTCACCTGCAAAGAATGCAAACGAGAATTCGATAAGCTCGAATGGGACGTGGGTAGGAAATATTGCTCAATCGAATGCACATACTGGTCGGGCGTCGAAGATATCGACGTCAAAGGATGTTGGAAGTGGCTGAGGCGTATCGATCCGAAATGCGGATACGGTGTCATCAAGTGGAAGCGACTGCGTTACAACTGCCACCGGGTAGCATATGCGGCGATGAATCGTTTGCCTGAACTGCCGGACACAATGCTGTTCAATGTCTGCGGTAACAAATCATGCGTTAGAGGCGATCACTGGTCGCCTGATAGTAAGTGGAAATGGGTTCACAGTGAGAGATACAAATGATTGACACAATTTTGATATTCATCGCCCGGATGTTTTTAGTTGTTGCTCTATACAGTAACAAGGCGGCAAGATTAATTTTAGATTGCGTAGATGAGGAATCAAATGGAATGTAAAGACTGTAAGCATTTTAAACCGGTGCAGCTTTCTACCGTGCAAGGCGAATGCAAGCGCTATCCGCCGACCATCGTGACAGTTTTTGATAACGGGCAATGGGAATCTGGCACTTATTTCCCGGTTGTTGCGAACAATCAATATTGCGGCGAGCACGCTGCCAGGCTTTCGGTTGTAACTAACGAAGGAAAATAAAATATGGCGGCGCAAGTATTAGATCACTTACGATACTTGCCGCCAAGGCAAAGAAACTCAAGGCCGACACTTCAGAGGTTCTGTCCGGACGGTGTTCCATACCAACGGGCTTGCCTTAAACTAATCCGCAACGACCATGATTTTAGTAAAGACAGATTAGAAATAATGTTGAGCGGATCGTACGGATCTGCAAAGTCGGTTCTGCTCGCGCATCTGGCTGTAACCCACTGCATGAAATATCCCGGCGCTCACGTTGCGATCTGTCGAAAGGCAATGCCCGATCTAAAGGAAACCCTGTTCCTTGAAATTCTCAATCATCTGGAAGGCGAGCAGCGGGAAAACGAAGCCAGCGGCGAAAATAAAACCTGCCTCTTGGAAGGTCGCGACTACATCGTCAATCGCGGTCGGGCAACGATCACATTTCGCAACCGGTCGAAGATATCGCCGATATATTGGGCTGATAAAAATTACAAGAGGGCACGCTCTAAATCGTTCTCAATGGTCCTTATCGAAGAGGCAACAGAGAATAACGAGAGCGACAAGGAAGCTTTCGATGAACTGCTTGGCCGGCTGAACCGGATCGACAGCGTACCGGAAAACGTGATCGTTGTTGCGACGAATCCGGACAGCCCGGCGCACTGGCTATATGACTATTTTATCGGACCGCCAAGCCAGCTGCACCCGAATCGGTTCGTTTTTTATTCAAGGACCGAGGATAATCCGTATCTCAAAAAGATTTACATCCAAGGCTTGCGAAGGGGAATGGATCCGCGCAGGGCAAAGCGATATCTCGATGGTGAATGGATCGAACTATCGAAAGATAACGTCTATTACTCATATTCGTCTGAACTGAATTACGTCAAAGGCAAATACCAATTCGATCCGGCTTATCCCGTGCGGTTGTCGTGGGATTTTAATATCGGAGTCGGCAAACCTCTGTCGATGATCATCTTCCAATACATCGATGATACTTTCCATTTCGGCAGGGAAATAGTCGTCGAAGGAATGAGAACCGGCGATAGCTTGGACGAACTGGCAGAATCGGGAATCCTCGACCTCGACTGCCCGCATTTCATCGTCAACGGCGACGCATCGGGCAAACATAAAGACACCCGGAATAGGAAAGACGACTATGAAATAATAGTTGATTTTCTCTCGAATTATAAACGCCGCGACGGTACGGCATTGAAATTTACCAAGGTCGTACCGCTGGCAAACCCAACAGTCAGATCACGACACAACAAGGTCAATGCTTACTGTTTTAATCAGGCGGGAGAACGAAGGCTTTTTGTCTACAGTNAGGCACCAAATTTACATAAAGGTTTTCGGCTTGTACAATTGAAGAAAGGCAGCGACTATATTGAAGATGATTCCAAAGATTACCAGCATGTAACTACCGCCGCCGGATACGGTATCAAGGCGATTGAAATAGAAGAATATTATTTAATTACCAGTTCCAAACAAGGCACAACGAGGTTTTAAAAAAAATATGTTGAAAGACAGAATCAAAGAATTGTTTTCAATCGTCGAAGGTCATTCCGATTACTTGGAACACAACAGAAAGCTACTCAAGATATACAAGGGCAAACTGTTACCCTACATCGAAGCGGAATTAGCAAAACAATTCACAGGCGAATCGTATTCGATAGCAATCAAAAGAATACCGCCGATAAACGTCTTGAAAAGAATCATCGATAAGCAATCAAAAATATATGCGGGCGGCGTACGTAGAGAGGTGACCGGTGGCAACGCAAGCGATGAAAATATATTCTCCTACATGATGAAAATCCTAAAGCCCGATATGATGTTTTCTACATGGAATTCATATTTCAATCTGTTCAAAAATTCACTTGTGCAACCATACCTAAAATCGAACGGACTGCCGGGGATCAGAGTGATACCGAGTGACCGTTTCATACCTTTCAGCGACGACGAAATTGATTCCGACAATCCGACTGGCTTCATTATTTACATCAAGGAAGTAAAAGAAAAAGGTAAGACGATCAAGATCTACATGGCTATAGATAAAAATGATTACTGTTATTTCACCAACGAACAAAAAGATTACACGCCGCAAATGACGCCGCAAGGTCAGACCGTTGATTACAGGAATCAGATCGGAGTCGTTCCCTTTGTTTATCTGAACAGAGACAATGAAAATATCGTACCTGAACAAGATACCGATGTTATATCAATGACAACATTGATCCCGATTTTGCTGACCGATATTAATTTCGCGCACATGTTCCAATCGTTCTCAATCATGTACGGAATCAATGTAAATTTCGAAGGATTGAAGTTTCAGCCGAATGCTCTCTGGTCTTTCAAATCAGCACCAAACGACGAAAGAAAGCCGGAAGTTGGTACGCTGGCATCGAATGCCGATATCTCTGGCGGCTTATCGTTAGTCGCGAATCAATTTGCACTGTGGTTGAACACCAAAGGAATAAAGCCAGGCGCTATCGGCGAAGTCAACGGCTCTAATTTTTCTACTGGCATTTCAAAAATAATGGATGAAATGGACACGAGCGAAGATCGAACCGAACAGATACCTTATTTCGTTAACGCTGAATCTGAATTCTGGAATCTGATGTTGAAGCACATGCTGCCATTCTGGGCGAGGTCGTCAAAATATTCTGGCGTGAATGCAGCATTTTCTGTTGCCGCAGAAGTCGTCACAGTATTCTCTGAACAGGTTCCGTTGATGCGTCGAGGTCAGCTGATCGACGACACAATCAAAGAAATTGATAACGGGTTTATTACTAAGCGCGACGGATTGAAGCGACTCAATCCACAAATGACTGACAAGCAAATCGACGAAAAGGAATTAGAATTGTCGGCAGAGAAAAATTCAACAACGATCACAGAAATAAGAGGATAAAATAATGCAAGATCAGTCGCCCGAACAACAGCCAGAAAAAATAGTCTACAGCCTGGAGGATCTACTAAAAACAGGATACACAAATCTGCCTCGTTTCATCGAAAACAACGGCAAAGAATACGATATGTTTCTCGCGCACGACCGGAATATCATCAGGAAACTAGCGAAGATTTTGCAGGGAACAAAAGGCTGGAAAATGAACCGACGCGACCGAAGAAGGAGCGAAAAAAATGGCGTGGCAAAAAGTAAGAATCGAAATACCTAACGGGTTTTCTCCTGAACTAAGAGAGGAAATTGGTGAGGCCATGATCGTCATGATTAAGGATCGGTCAGCGTTGGGAACCGGCGTCAAACCGTCGGGTAAATATTTCAAGACTTACAACTTTCCAGAGTACAGCGAGAAGTATGCTGAGCGCAAAGGATCAAAGCGAGTCGATCTGGTTTATGACGATGTGATGCTGAACGATATACGGGTTCTTTCACACAAGGCCGATTCAATCCTAATTGGATTCGAGAACGGTTCAAAAGAAAATGCAAAGGCGGAAGGTAACCAACTCGGTTCTTACGGCAGGTCACCGGATTCAAAAAAGGCAAGGCGGTTTCTCGGAATAACAAAAGAAGAGTTGGACGCAATTCTGGCAGCCTATCCTGAAGGTGAATCCTGATGAAAAAAACAGACGACAAATGCCAGGCATGTAAAATGCTGAAAGCAACAGAACCGCACAAATGCCCGTTCATCGAAAAGCTTCAGACACATGATCATTGCAATTGCTGCCGACGGTGTGAAAAAGAGTGTAAAGACGAAGCCGATCACATGGATAAAAAAGATTAAAAACACCTATAATTAAGGGGTTTAGTGATGGCAGTTAACAGCGATCTTTCTAAAGGCGTTTCAAAATTCATCGCCGATATCACAAAAGGATTGAACGGTAAACTAAAAGACCAGATATCTGAGGCAGCTGCAACGACCGCCGCCGAGTTGATACGCCGACGAACAAGATCCGGCAAAGGCGTCGCGGAAGATTTTGGAACAGAGTACCCGTTGAAAAAACTGTCAGCGAAATACATCGAACAAAGAAAGCGCTCCTCATTGTCATCGTATACTTCCCCAACAAAGTCGAACCTAACCTTTAAGGGTGACATGCTTGGATCACTAACGGCTCAAAGAAGGAAGCCGGGCAGTTGGGTAATATTACTGTATGGAACTCACTGGTCAGGAAAATCGAATTCGGATATCGCGAGATATGTTCAGAAAGCCCGCCCATTTATGAATATTTCAGGAGGTGAAGCCGCCAAAATAAAAGAAGTCGCCAGAAAGAAATTCGAACAGCTTGTCAAATCAGAAATTAAACGGTAGCATTTTAGGAGTAACCACATCATGTTTATTGAATCGATTATCTATTTGTTTTGTTTCGATGTACCTGAGGACATCGACGATCCCTCCCGCGGAGGATTGGGCAGCCTGCCACCAGAAACACCAAAGCCGGAAACAGTATCTCGCGAAGCCTATGAAAAAGCAGTCACCGAAGCGCGAAACGCTAAGAAAAGACTGAAAGAAATAGACGACGCGAAAATATCGCAGGACGAAAAGGATGCGTTGGCTCGCGGGGAGCACGAGAGATTACTCACTGATGAGAAGGCGCGAAACGAAAAGTTAACGCTAACCCTAAGTGAACGTGATCAGAAAGATTTGAACCGTGATAAAACGATTGAATTTTTCCGTGCACTCGGAACTAACCTGGACGAAAAGTATCTTGATCTGATTGATATCTCGCATATCAAAGTAGACGTCGACGGTAACGTTGATAAAGCATCTGCTGTAAAATATGCGAACGACTTCAAAACAAGATTCAAAGAAATTTTACCGATCACAGGCGCTACTAATTTTCCTGACGTGAAGCCGCAAGGAGGCGGTAACCCAACGGCTTGGACTGCGGATAAAACAACGAGAGCGAATCTTAAAGATCGGTTGAACGCAATGCCTGATGCAGTCGAAAGACGTATCCAGGAATTAATTAGGAAATAATTTTTTCAAAACATTTGGGAGGTCTTAGGTATGCCAGAAGGTTTAACTTCAGTCAGCGACACAGGTATTCAACTCTTGTTGCGTGAATTTTGGTCGGACATTTTTATGCCACAACTTATCGAGTCATCGATGCTGGCGGCTGTCGTCAATCGTGACTACGAAGGCGAAATTGGACCGGGCGGCGGAACCGTTAAGGTATCCCAGATGCCAGTGCCTGTTGCCGATGTAAAGAAAGTTGGATTCGGTCACGAATCTTTTTCAGCGAAAAAAATGGAGCCAACACAGGTTTCTGTTACCGCTGATACTGTTATCACCGGTGCCTACAAATTCGATAGCCTTGTTCAGCTGCAAACTCAAATCGGCCAAAAGGATTCCGAAATTCGTTTGGGACTGTTGGAATCTTTGCGCCAAGCACTGAACACCTACCTTTACAGTTTCGTTGCACCTTCGACCTCTGCACCTGACCATGACCTTGGTTCCGTTACCGACTTCAATGCAGCGCAATTGCGTGCGGTTCGTTTGCTTGCAGCTACTGCAAAGTGGCGTCGTGATAAGCCTTGGTACTTGTTTGCCGATCCTTCTTATTATGGCGATATGCTCGCTGATTCTACACTCGCACACGGCGATTATGTCGGTGACGATCTTCCTACTCTTGAAGGACGTATGTCGCGTCGGCGTTACGGCTTCGATATTTTCGAAGATAACAGCGCAGGATTGTTGCAGCACGTTTCGGCAGCTGGTGCAGCTGATGCAGCGCTTGCATTTTCTCCTGACTTTCTGTACCTGGTTATGCAGCAAATTCCTGAATTCAAAGTATCCGACCTTCACGCCAATGAGCAGCACGGATTTTTAATCTCTGCAAAAATGGTTGTCGGCGCGAAACTCGGTATCGAAGGCAACGTTAAGCATATTTTGGTTCGCTAATCCTAATCGGCACATTGTTCGGCGGTCGATAGAAGATCGCCGGACTTTTAAAACCAAAATTATTTCTTCAATCAAACTTATTCATAACGAGGTAACTGGAACATGGCAAATATTAAGGCACATCAAACGATCAGCGCAGGTTTCGACAACCAAATTACTTGGCGTCGATTTATCTGGGATCTCACAACTGGCGACAGTGGAGCAGCAGGCGCATATAACATCGCAACCGCTGGCGATAAAATTGTCATCGTTGCAGCGTGGGCACGTGTCTACACTGTTGTCTCAACTGGCTCATCTCCTACTATCATCTGGGGATCTACCGGCGATACAGACCGGTTTATGAACGCCACACAAGGCGCAGCTGCATCACTGACAGCTGGCGCTGTTGTTACCCCACCATTGCTGGAAGGCACACCTAACGTTGCACCTACACCAACATATCTCGCGGCGGATGGCGTTGTCCTAATGACAATCGGCACTGCGACTATTACAACTGGAAAGATCGAGTTTACTCTCGGCTTTATGAAGGCGTAAAATATTGGGCGGCTGTCGATCAGGTCGACGACTTAGGTTCGACCTTTTTCTT